TTAGTAACCCGCTGGAGTTGTGCGAGTTGCTGACCAAGCTCAATGTGACCAATGACCCGAAGCTGGAGGAAGCGCGTAGGCAGGTTGAGCTTGCTATGGTAGGCGCAGACATCGAAGAGATCAAGGAAGACTCAGGCTCGCGTGGTGCGCTGAAGTCCAAGGTCGATGCGATCCTGCAGAAGTTTGAGTGGTAATAACAATTGTTATAGGAGTAATGAAATGAGCGCACAAGTATTAGCGATGAACAATGTCGAGCTTTGCCCTGAGCTAAAGGATAAAACGGTAGCTGGAGTACACTCCCTCCTTGCCCCTGTCATCAGCCGACTGGCTACCTTGTATCCGCTGTGGAAGCTGGTAGCGATGAGAGCCAGACTCATGTCACATGGACTTGGAATACAACCCATAGCTGTTGATTTCAAGGTATACCATGAAGGGGAGGAGCTAGGCACTATTGAGCTAAGTTGTAGGGGAAGTGATGATGTTATCGCTGTGTTCAATGAGCGTATAGATAGAGCGCGTGCACGCTCCCATGCCTACCGCACTATTGATGCTGACAAGGCCATACTCATGGCGAAGAAGATGTTCTCCAAGAAGAACGTCAACGAGCGTGTGAAGACATCCGAAGACCTTGCGGAAAAGGTAATAACTAAGGGTGTATGGAAGCGTGAACGCGAAATCAACAGTAGGGAGAACTTGGTTGAGACCGCAGCAACTGCGTTCATTATGGGTGCAGGGCATAAGTTCTTCCTTGAGTATCTAGAGAAGGTGGAAGTGCCGAGTACACGGGACAATTTGAAGAAGATTATGGAGGAGATAGACACCTACAAAACTGACATGCTGACGATAAAGAAGGTGCAAGAGAACTACGACAAGGAGATTACCGCGCTAGTAATACGGGATGGGGGATCGTACATCGTGAAGCAAGGGGATCAGGTGAACAACTACGACGACACCACACTACCCGAAGCTATGCGAATGAAGCTAGGTATGCTGAAGCTGGTAGGGGATGAGCACTATGTCGCCAATGTAGGGTGCAGGGTAAACAACGAAGTGTTTGTTTTGTTGATGGATTGATAACATATGTTATGGAGATGGTATGAAAACGAACATGTTAGTAAGAGTACGGCAGCATTTCAGCAACCCGCTTTCACCTCGCCGAGTCAATCGGCACAACATGAGGGCATGGGTTACGTCGATTAGGTTCCTGCAAACGGGGTCTAAGAAGAAGTGGCTACTAGCCGAGCAGGTAGTGAGGGTGGTCAAATGAAAGCGGTACTAGAGTTCAGCTACCCGGAGGATGAACACAAGCTCAAGCACGCGATGAAGGGTACAGAAATGTACGTAGCCCTAGTCGATGTGCGTAGAGTGGTGGATGCGTTTCACGAGGAGGACAACACTACTGTAGCTAAAGTACAGAGTATCATCAGCACCATATTTAAAGAGTTGGAGGGGTAGATGACTACAGGTATTGAGTTCTTAAAACCTGAGGTTAAACGGAAGGGGCGAGGCGCTGGTAAGAAGCCGACTCTCTTCAATACGAGCATGCGGTTATCGAAAGGGGTGATGGAGTATTTCAACGCCAACTTTCCGTATACGAAGCAAGCCAAGATGCGTGAGATTCTTACTGAGTATGTCAATCAACAAACTGGAGTTAAACATGATTAGCAAGCAAACAGCAGCGAGCCGTAGAATCCGCAGGTACATAGCCTCGCATCCTAATAGCCCTAGCAGCAGCATAGCAAAACTGTTTGAGGTATCTGTAAAAAAGATATATCAGATGCGTAGCTACGACAAGCGGAAGGCAGCTACCAAAGAAGCGGGGAAAGTCTGGGATGGCAAGTCCGTGCTAAAGCGTATCTTTGTTCTCCCTGACTCTATTAAGCGCAAAGAGGCGATCAAAGAAGTGATGCTACATGATCCTAAATATAAGATGGTGTCCATCACCACATCGGATACGCCTATGCCTACCAGCGATCCGGTAAACAACCCAGCCCATTACACGGCAGGGGGAGCTGAGACCATCGACTTCATTGAAGCCAAGAAGCTGTGCTATCACTTGGGTAATGTGGTTAAGTACGTAACCAGAGCAGAGCACAAAGGCAGCAGGCTGGAGGACTTGCAGAAAGCTCGCTGGTATCTTGACCGTGAGATCATGCGAATCACCGTCGGCCTATAACAAATGTTATAGATCAGGGTAAGTACCTAGCCACCTTCGGGTGGCTTTTTTACGTCTGGCTATTGACAAAGTAAAGTGATGTGGTAAGATCGGGGCTTGAACAATTTTTGAGGTATCAGATGGCAACGACTCCTGAAGGCAAGGTCAAGGACAAGATCAAGGCGATCCTCAAGGCCCACAACATCTACTACACAATGCCTATGGGTACAGGCTACGGGAACAGCGGTGTGCCTGACTTCCTGTGCTGCGTGAGAGGCAAGTTCTTCGCCATTGAAGCTAAGGCTGGCAAGGGTACAACTACCGCGCTACAAGAGAAGAACCTTAAGGCTATCCGAGAAGCTGGTGGTTTGACTGCGGTCATTTACGAAACAAACATAGATGACTTAAAGGGTTGGATAGAAGGCGGTAAATAATGAACATACTTACGCTGGACTTTGAGACCTATTACTCGCGGGAGTTTAGCCTAACAAAAGTTACGACAGAAGAGTACATACGCAGTCCACAGTTTGAGACCATAGGCGTGTCGGTGCAGGTCAATGACGCTGAGCCTGTGTGGTGTAGCGGGGACGCTGCGACCTTGCACCAGTTCCTTGCTCAGTTCGACTGGGGGAATTCCCTAGCCCTTGCACACAATGCGATGTTTGACGGGGCCATACTGCACTGGGTATTCGGCCTTAGCCCTAAAGGTTGGCTGGATACATTGTCGATGGGACGCGCTCTACATGGTACAGAAGTTGGCGGGAGCCTGAAGGTTCTGGCTGCACACTACAACGTAGGGGAAAAGGGTTCCGAGGTTGAGAATGCTATGGGGTTACATCGGGTGGACTTCAGCCCTGAGCATATAACCCGCTACGGCGAGTACTGTAAGAACGATGTGGCTATCACCTATGCGTTGTTCAACGCAATGGCTAAGGACTTCCCACCGATTGAGTTGCGCCTGATAGATATTACGGTGCGTATGTTCACCGAGCCAGTACTACGGTTGGACATGATCCTGCTGAATAGCTACTTGGAGGAGGTGCAAAAGCGCAAGGAGCAAGCACTAGGGGCATACAGCAAGGATGACTTGATGAGCAATAACAGGCTTGCCAACTTGCTCCGTACCCTAGGCGTTGATCCACCAATGAAGGTCAGCCCCGCTAATGGTAAGCAGACCTATGCTTTCTCTAAGACAGACGAGGAATTCAAGGCGTTGCTTGAGCACCCTGACCATAATGTACAAGCTCTAGTAGCTGCTAGGCTTGGTACTAAGTCCACCATCGAAGAGACCCGCACCGAGAGGTTCATCGGCATTGCGTTACGCGGAGCTTTACCTGTACCCCTACGCTACTACGCTGCACACACAGGGCGCTGGGGCGGTGATGACAAGCTGAACCTGCAGAACCTACCCCGCAACTCGGTGCTTAAAAACTGCATCATTGCGCCGGATGGTTACAAGGTACTGGACTCGGACTCATCACAAATTGAAGCGCGTACGCTGGCATGGCTAGCAGGGCAGGATGACTTAGTTGATGCGTTTGAACGTGGGGAGGATGTGTACAAAATAATGGCATCGGCTATCTATAACAAGGCAGAGGCTGACATTACCAAGGCTGAAAGATTTGTAGGAAAGACAACTATTCTCGGTGCAGGGTACGGCATGGGGGCGGCAAAGTTTAAGTTGCAGCTTAAGAACTTTGCGGTAGAAGTCTCGCTTGAGGAAGCTAAGCGCATCATAGACACGTATCGCGCCACATACCCTAAGATCGTAGAGCTATGGAAGTCTGCGGGGGTAGCCCTCAAAGCTATGCTACAGGAGCAGCACACAACATTGGGTCGGAGTGAGTTGCTAAAAGTCGAAGGTGTCGGCGGTATACGGCTACCCAACGGCTTGTACCTACGCTACCCCAACCTACGCCTACAGGATAACGAAGAAGGTCAGACTGAGGTGGTCTACGACACAAGGCGTGGCAAGCAGACATTGGCGAACCGAATCTACGGCGGCAAGGTCATAGAGAACGTATGCCAAGCTCTTGCCCGAATAATCATTGGCGAACAGATGCTTTTGATTGCCAAAAAGTACCGTGTAGTTATGACGGTACATGACGCTGTAGCTTGCGTGATGCCCGATGCGGAAGTTGAACATGCTAAGGAATACGTTGAGCTATGTATGAGACTGCGGCCCAAGTGGGCGCTAGAGTTACCCCTAAATTGTGAGGCAGGATATGGACAAAGCTACGGTGATTGTTGATTATGCATACCCATGCATGATGGCTGAGAAAGCGTTGAAGGATGCACACAACGCAACGATTGAGAGTCGGATTGATGAGGCGATTGAGCATACGTACAAGGCGCTAGTGGAGACAAAAATTATGTTGAACTCACTCAAGCACATGAAGGAGAAAGAAGATGACCGACATTAAGCTAAGTCAGAAGAGTATGACTGCCCTGTTCCGGGGAAAGTTTGAGCCAAGGGTACGAAGGGAGGGCGAGGCTCCCCCGGTTACCTTCAGCCATCTGAAGGACAAACAAATATACAAGTCAGATTGGGCTGCACCAGTAAGGCCGGGGGCAATGGATCATCTAACTGTACGGAGCAAGGGGGATAGCGTATGACCGAGTGGGACTACAAGTACTTGAAGAAGGACTCCTTTCCAACCGGGTTCGAACACAGCTACGCTGACACCGTAGCGGGTGTTGTACGCACAGGGCTGGCTATCGTCGGCCTGTTCGCGGCGGTGTTCGCCATTGGCTTCTGCGCTGGCTACTTCTGGGGGGTGAGATGACTGACGAAGAAATAAAGGT